AGAGCATACGGTATATCGAAAGACTTAAGACAGACGATTATATATTCCTTGAGTATCTGGAAAGAACTGCCAACTTCAGTAATGACCACGAAGTATTAGTGGCATTGGTAAAAAGAAACCCAGACTTCTTAAGAAGCGAATACTATAGAGCAAGAAAAAGAGACATTATCCGTGCGTATGTGTTGGACTTCAAGAACGGAAGGTCTATTCAAAACGCAGATAACTTAACCATAGTAGGAAGTCCTTATGCTATGTTGCTTCATGCAGTGGGAGAGAATCCGGAAGATGACCCTACATTCAGAACCGAGAAAGATTGTATTCAATGTTATTCCGAGAGGTTCTTGGATAAAGAATACCTTGCAGAGTTTCGTTCACCGTTCAACTCTCGTAATAATATGGGGTACTTGCATAATAATCTCCACCCGTTGATTAAGAAATACTTTAATCTTGGTAAACTTTGTATCGCAGTTAATATGATACATACCGACTTCCAAGATAGAAATAACGGTTCGGATATGGACTCCGACTCAATTTACACAACGAACCAAGAAGATATAGTCGCTCACGCGAAGTATTGCTATTTGAATTACCCCACAATTGTCAATATGATTCCCAAGGAAAAGAATCATTACGACAATACGATGGACGACTTTGCAGCGATTGATAATAAACTTGCCGCATCACAGCTTGCTATAGGGGAATCATCTAACCTTGCACAGTTATCATTGTCATATACTTATAACTACGATGATAAGAAGTATGATGATTATGTATGTATATTAAGTGTTGTAGCACAGGCGGCTATTGATAATACCAAAAGAACATTTGATATAGATATACCGCAGGAAATCAAACGCATTAAGAAAGATTTGGGAGTCAGCGACAGTAAATATCCCAAGTTCTTCTCAATAGTTAAAAAGAACTTTAACTATGATAATATAAATAAACAATTAAAGTGCCCTATGAACTTCTTATACGATGTAGAGATTTCAAAGATAAGAGATTCAAGACCGCCAATCCCTATGAGTGAATTCTTCGAGCCTGTACCCTTGGACTCTGATAGAAAGAAATCCAAGAAAGTAGAGAAGATGATAGAAAAATATTCTTTGTCTGTATATAAATATAATATAGGCGAGGGAAACGAGGAGTATTTGGTACTGCAATATAACTTTTATAAGTTAGTAGAAGATATAAGAGCAATGTATATATCCCGTAATTATAAAAGTCTTATGGCTTGGTTAATCAATAGAGCCTTTCTTATAACACCGGGCATACAGTGTAACCAGAAAACAATAAAGACCAAACTAAATAAGAACAGGTCATTACTGCTTAAGACATTATATACAGTTAATCCAGATTTATTTTTAGAATGTTTTACAAAAATGGAAAAAACTTTCTAAAATGTATGCGAAAAAAAATAAAATCAAATAGTTTTTCAACAAAAAATATATAAAAAAATATCAAAAATTTAGGTTTTTTGGGACACCCTTTGACCCACTATCAAGGTTAAGAGGTGTCTCAAACCATTGCAAATAGGGCGTTTCAGAAAATTTTTTAATGTGACTTATAGAAGGGAGGCGAACGACCTCTCTGATAGTGAGAAAAAGGAGTAAAAAGATGAAGGAAAAAAAGGAAAACAAATGTAGAGCGTGCGGTTCTCCTTTCGTACGTATTGACGGAACCAATATCATTGCGTGTTCTAATGTGAAATGTGATGGCAAACAATGGTTCACAGACGAAAAAGGAAACAAAAAGTTTAAATATGTTGGTACTTATTTCCTAACGGACTCCACTCCTTTAACGGGAGGGGTTGAATGGGAATTCTAAATTATAAACAACTTGCTCGTAAAGTAGCAAAGAAAACTGGCTATCACGTTGGAGAAGTGCAATACATTGTCAAAGCAACATTTGCAGTTATGCTTGAAGAACTGTTAAATGACAATGAGATAATGATAACGAACTTTGGTAAGTTCCAATTGAGTAAAAGGGCTCCGAGAAAATGTATAGATGCCAGAACAGGTTTGCCAACAATGACTAATTATAAGGCAGATATTAAATTTACTACTGCCTTAAGACTAGGAGAAAAACTTGCGCTCTTGACAGACCCAAAATATGATTGGGGAGATGATAACTCCGTTGGAGACGAATGAACTCTGGCGTTGTTATAAATAGGTCTGCCCACCTTTTGGGCGAGAACATGAAGTTCTCTGGTAGCGTAGTAGCTCAGTTCGGCAGGAGCAACGGATATTAAGCCGTGTGTCGCGGGTTCAAATCCCGTCTGCGCTCGCTGAGGATTGAAAGGAATAAAAGGAGGAAAAGGATATGGCATCGTTACAGTATGCCCTGTCGGTTAATGAATTAAAGGCTAGGGGTGTATCTTCTTTAAGAGAAGAATACGATAAAATATCCAACACCTATAATTCGTTATTGGACAAAGAAATATTAATGTGTCCAGTATGCGGTGACTTTAAAAAGAGAGACACCGCTTTTTATAATGATAATCGTTATATTACTGGCAAGAATCCGATTTGTAAGGAATGTCTGTTAAAGATTGCAGAGCAGAGAAAGAAAGACAGAGACACTCCAGTTGAAACAAAAGAGAGTGTTCAAAAGGTTTTGCAGATATTGGATAAGCCTTACGATGATGATTTCTATGAAAAGTGTGTAAAAGGGGCAAAGGACGGAGTTAGGGAAAAGAACCGTAACTCACCCTTTGCTACTTACATAACCGCTATTATGTCTCTACCTCAATGGCAGAATAAAACATATAGCGACAGTGACTTTGGAAGCTCCATAGAAACAACAGAACTCACAGAAGAAGAAATCGCAATGAACGAGGAGCTTCTTCGAAAAGCCAGAGACAGATTCGGCAGAGATTATAACAATGTCGATTTGTTGTTCTTGGAAAAGGAGTATGAAGATTGGACAGCGAGAAACCCGTGTGAAACAAAGACACAGGAATTACTGTTTAAGAGAATTTGTTTCAAGGAACTTGAAATTGACAAATTGCAGAAAGATGGCAAAGATACTAAAGAAGCAGATAAAACTTTACAAGAGTTATTGGCTTCGTCACAGTTAAAGCCATCACAGAATGCGGCTAACGCATTAACAGATGCAAAGACGTTCGGTCAGTTAATAGAGAAGTGGGAAAATGAGAAACCCATACCTGAGCCATTAGAAGAATTTAAGGACGTTGATAGGATAGGTCTTTTAATAGATGTATTCTTCAAAGGACACCTTTCGAAAATGATGGGATTAAAAAATGCATTTTCTTCTCGGTATGACCAATTTATGAAAAAATATACTGTCAACAGACAGGAATATCAGAACGATGAATATTCCGAAGAACTGTTTGATAAGTTGTTTGGTACGAAGTTAGATGACTAAAACTGCTAAACAAGTTGCTCAGGATAAAGAACAAAAGATTATGGAAACCGTTGCGGAAAGAGCGGCTTATTATAGAGCCAATCCGCATAGGTTTGCAGAGGAATGTTTAAATATAAAACTTAAATGGTTCCAGTGCATTCTCTTGTGGGCTATGATGCAATATAACTATTTTGCATTTATTGCCGCCAGAGGACTTGGAAAAACATTCCTCACTTCACTGTTTGCAGTAATTCGTTGTATTCTTTATCCCGGCACCAAAGTAATCGTAGTATCGGGTACATTAAAGCAAGCCAACGAAGTATTGCTTAAGATACAAGATGAACTTATGCCAAAGTCCGCGTTCTTAAGACGAGAAATAACCAAATGCTCTATAGGTGTCCAAGACGCAGAAATTATTTTTGCTAACGGCTCGTGGATAAGAACAAGACCTAGTACGGATAACGCTCGTGGTTGTCGTGCTAATCTTCTAATCTGTGATGAATTTAGAATGATAAACGAAAAGGTTGTTGACTTGGTATTAAGAAAATTCTTAACATCACCGAGACACCCCGGTTACTTGGACAAACCAGAATATGCTCATCTTGTAGAAAGAAACAAGGAAATTTATATGTCCTCTGCTTACTTCAAGAGTTCGTGGGCATATAAAAAGGTACAAGGTTATGTCATTAACTTCTTCGACGATATGAAGAAGTTTTTTGTTTGCGGACTCCCTTATCAACTTTCAATACGAGAGGGGTTGCTTTCTCGTGAACAGATTGAAGATGAAATGAGTGAATCCAATTTCAACCAAACCTTGTTCGACATGGAAATGGGTTGTATGTGGTTCGGAGATGACGGAGACAGTTTGTTTAAATACGAAGATGTAAATCATTGTCGTAAAATACAACACACACTGTTGCCGTTAAAATACTATAATCAAAACAATCCAGTGCCAAATGTTTCTGATAATGGCAGACGTATTCTTTCTGTCGATGTTGCTTTAATGCAAACAACGAAGAAAAAGAAGAACGACGCGACTGCTATTTTCATAAACGAACTCGTACAACAAGACGATGTAAGTTATCAATCCAACTTCTGTTATGCGGAAACATTGGAGGGTAAGACTACTGACGAAGTAGGTCTTGTCGTAATGAGATATTTTTATTGTTATAAGTGTACTGATTTAGTTCTAGATACGATGGGCGTGGGTTTAGGAATTTACGATTTTATTGTTAAAGACCAATACGACCCAGAGACTGGTAAGGTTTACAAGGCGATTACTTGTATTAACGATGCAGACATGGCTCAACGTTGTAAGGTTAAAGACCCGAATAAAGTCTGTTGGTCTATTAAAGCCAATCCTAAATTCAACAGCGAGATATGTTTGTTGTTGAGAAACGGAATCCAGAACGGAAAAGTAAATATGCTTATTGATGAAACTGAATGTGACGAATCTCTTAATAAGACTCTCAAGAAATTTAAAACATTCTCTGATGCGGAGAAAGCACTCATCAAGAATCCTTACGTTCAAACCACTCTCACAGTATATGAGTTAATTAAACTTGAACACGAAGTAAAGGGAAACCTTGTATCTGTACGAGAACAATCCGGTATGCGTAAGGACCGTTATTCATCTATGGCATATAATTATTGGTGTGCGTGTCAACTCGAATTAGGTCTTAAACCAAAAACAGAAAGCACACAGTCTTTATTAGATAAATTTCTAATAAGGGCGGCAAGACACAGTTTTTAAACGGTGGCGTTAAGGTTGGTAACCGAGGCGAAACAAGCAACTTTTTCAGGAGTATACGGTATCTCAATACAAGCCGTGCCGAGTCACCGTTTGTAATATATAGCATTATTCGTTTGGGCGGTTCCGTCAGTGTGATACGAAATCGCTCGAATGAAAATG